AAGCCCCCCCGTGACAAACGGGGAGGCTACCTTTCAGGGCGAGAGCCCAATTAATGGAGGATCATCCTTCAGATCTAGGGAGCGTTTATGAACGAAATGATGGGATCACCAAAAGTGAAGACGAGGAGCTATCCAAATAACGTTGTGTCAATAAGCGAGAACAAGCTGTATAATGCAGCCCATGTCTTGCAGGGAACCTTTTCTAATGGTTCTTACACATACGGCGTTACAGGAGAGCAAATCGTCTATACGACAAAGCGCCAAAATATGCGCGCTAAGTCGAACTATTGTTATCACCTTCGTGAACGCTTTTTCTATCCAGGCGGAGTGGAGCCATTGTTTCTCAACAATAACTCTCCAGCTGGGTGGACCACAGAATATACTGGTCACCACAGCAATGCCTGTAATGCTAGATCGACCATAGTCAACGCTGCAAACACTGCCCTGGGTGTAACTCGGGGCGGCGTCCTAGGCGCTTATGGTCAGGCTTGGATTAACGACTTTTTTAGTCGTGTCCAGCCTGACCTAACGACCGTGTCTATTCCTAATTTCCTTTTGGATATAAAGGAACTAACACGGTTATATGAGCTATGGGTTGAGAAGTCGGCGCGTTTCCCACGTTATATAAAGAATGTGAAAAACGCGACGAAGAAGGATGTTGTCAATTCGATTCCCGACAAGTTCATAGCCTACAAATTTGGTTGGAAGCCAACTGTGGCTGACCTGACGGATTTGATAACAGGCGTGATCGGATTGAGGAAGAAGATTGCGGAGTTCCAAGATAAACTTGGTGGTCTCTATCAGAGAAACACGAGTGTAACTCATGGACTCTTAACCTCCGCGGCCGGCACAACCACGTACCCAAGTGGAAACCACACGTGTACATGGACAGCTAACTGTCAACGTAAAGTTGAAGCTTCGGTGACGTACGCAGCGATGCCAATTGCTGCGATACACTCACTCGACCTAGTCCTACGAGGTCTTTTGGACTCGATGGGCTTTGAGCTGAATCCGCGTATCATCTGGGACGCAATACCCTTTTCGTTCGTTGTCGATTGGTTTTTCGACGTCGGATCGTTTTTGGGGCGTTTCAAAATTGATACGCTGAACTTGCCGATCGTCCTTGTAGACTCTTTTGTGAGTTACAAGGAAATTAATAATATCCAGTGGCGGTGGATACGTGCCAATGATGGCACTTATACTACACGTCCAACATCGGCGGGAGCATGCAATGTGAGTAATTTCTTTCACCGCATGCCAATCTACCCAGATTACACTTCTTTGAGTGGACTGGGCTGGAAAATGCCGACGTTAAACCAGGCTGCGCTTGGCGTGAGTCTGGTCTCGCTCCTAGGTGGTGCGAGATCTAAGCTTTAGCGGTTGGCCCTTTAGCCGATCGTTATAAATTAACCCTGAAACTTTCTGCAGATTTTTTACTGCAGTCTGTTCCATTTCACCCTCATTTCGAGGGAGGAGCTTCCGATCATGGCTTTAGCCACAACACAAACCTTGAGTAAGGACTCTGCAACTGACGTTGATACCAATACCACAGTGTTTACACTGATGGCGTCGGATCTTGGTCGTTCAGAATTTTCTGTCGCCGGCTTAACGTTGCCGGCGAAGAAGAAACTTATCGTCTCACACGAGACTCTCAAGGATGGGACGGAAAGGCATTTGGTGCGACTCGACAGAACTGAAGTCGACGCACTATTGGTGCCAGCGACGGCGAGTTTTCACTGTGTGATTACTCGTCCGCCCAGTACAGCGATCACGAATGCGATAATCATCGAGATGGTGAATCAAATGATTGATTTCCTCATCGAAGGTGGTTCAAACGCCAACGTGACCGCGATACTCAACAACGAGAACTAAAACTCGTGCTGAGCAGTTAGCGGTAGCTGAACTGGTATTGCGCCCGTTCCGTTATGTGTACAACTTGGGTCATGCTAGGGATGCTCTTCGGAGGTATCCTAACTTATGTCAGGTAACCTGAAAAGCCTTCTCCTGTTATGGGAGAACCTAGCGAGTAACCAACGCTACAGACCGTACGTAGAGGAGTTCGATAAGCGGACTTTTAGACGGCGGGCTGAATCTGAGGGTCTAACCTTCTTAACAGCGGTACTTCCCCGAATAGGGAAGTGCTTAGACAAATATCATTCTACACAAGAATGGATTCCACCCGAAGGTTTTGAACTTCGGAAGGACGTTGCTTTAGACAAGAATTCCGGTTTTGGGTTTCCCGAGACCTCAAGAGTTCCTGTTTTCCTTGGCAACGCTGTTGAAGCTGCATTGAAGGGCGACTCTTTAGCCGTAGATTGTGTGCGTCAACTGACGCTCATTTTCTATAAACTGGAGGTAGACTGTGGCGAGGAAGTGGAGGAGCAGTTTCTGGACCGATTTGAAAAAACCGATCTGGATCTGTTATCTCTCTTCGATGGCGTCGACATTGATCGCGACGCTATCGTCGGGGAGATGGGGCGGGTTATTAAGAGAGTCTTATGTAATTCAGACCCTCTTGATATTGTTCCCACTCACGGCAGCGGTGCAACTGCTTGCCGTACTCCAAACTGGAAAAAACACCACCGGCAACTCAACTACTTCGAGAAGCTGGACCGTGTTTATCCATATTCTGACTATTTCTTTTACAATTATACTCATCTGGTTGACGAGTATGAGAGGTTAGAGAATAGTTTGCTGGAGTCGGTCCCGAGGGCACGAGTTTGTCTCGTGCCAAAGGATTCTCGGGGGCCGAGAGTGATATCATGTGAACCTGCTGAACTTATGTACGTTCAGCAGGGGATCATGAGGAAGCTCTACGAGACCCTAGAGGCCCATCATCTAACTTCTGGTCGGGTTAACTTTACCGATCAGACGGTGAATCAGGAGCTGGCTCGTCTCTCATCGAAAGGTGAGTTCGAGTTGGCCACGATCGATTTATCGGACGCAAGTGACCGTGTTTCGCTCGAATTGGTTAGGCGGGTCTTTCCGTCGAACTGGTTTGAGTGCCTCGAAGCTACACGCTCCGAGGAGACACTCTTGCCAAATGGAAAGGTGATTAAGCTAAACAAGTTTGCCCCTATGGGCAGTTCTTGCTGCTTTCCGGTTGAAGCGCTCGTCTTTTGGGCGTGCGCGGTGGCAACCCTACGTATAGCAAGGGGTCTGAAGAGATACCCTGACGTATACGTGTACGGAGATGATATCATCACTGACTCAGGCTCAGCCGAGCTAGTCATGATGGGACTTGAGAAAGTTGGCCTAAAGGTCAACAGGGACAAGTCTTATGTCAAGGGTCCGTTTCGCGAGTCATGCGGAGGCGATTTTCACTTAGGTGTGAACGTCACTCCCGTGCGAGTTAGGCGATTCCTTGATAAATCTCGTACTTCAATTGTTACTAACGCTGATTTGGCGAATTCTTTCATCGCCAAGTTTGGTTATGCAGACGCTTACTCCTTGGTCTCAGTTATTGAGACTGAGGGAGGCTATGCGTATCCTAGGACCGACTTGGGCCTTCCTGGCACCTTGTTGGTTGAACCTAGTGCTAGTAATGATGTTCACTTCAAGAGGAGGTGGAATCACCTCTATCAAAGATATGAACATCGGGTACTCTCATGTTCGTCTCCATGTCTGGAGCGACAACCCCCCAACTGGGGGGAGCTGCTAAGGAAGCAGTTACCTAAGAGTATCGTTTCTCAAAACACAAGGGTGTCTGAGGAACTTGCAATTGACGGGCCGTACTCTAATCCGCTTGCAAAAGCGGACAGAGTGGCGTTACCCGGGTGGTACACGGATCCCCACACCGTCGTAACTAAGTGGGTATGGACATGGCTTGGTTAAGCTAAGTCCAGGGTAACCAAATACAGGCGGCGCAAGCCGCCACTTTGGCCCCCTAGGGAGCGGAGTC